ATGTGAGGTGTCCGATACCGCTGGTGAAGGAGATGCCGGTTGTGGAAAAGGAGTGGGGTCGGGAGGAATGGGTCTGGAACGGGGCGTTCTGCGGGAAGATACTGCGGGTAAAGAAGGGCAAGCGGTGTTCGCTGCACTGTCATCCCGGCAAGGATGAGGCGTTTTACCTGCTGGAGGGGGCGGTCAAGGTTGAGTTGGAGGGGAAGGTCTTCTGTCCGATGCCCGGTGAGGCAGTTCGGGTTGCTCCGGGGCAGAGACACCGCTTCACGGGGCTGACTGATGCGGTGCTGATAGAGTTCTCCACGCACCATGATGATGACGATGTGGTTCGCATAGAGCCGAGCGGGGATGCTCCACATGCAGGCACTGACGCGGGATGAGTGGGAGCGGGTTATCTGCTGGGTCACGATGGAGCGGCAGGAAGGCAAGACCATTGTGTTCACCAACGGGTGCTTTGACCTGCTGCATGTTGGGCATGTTCAGTCGTTACGGTGGGCGGCAGAACAGGGCGACCGGCTGGTTGTCGGGGTCAACTCGGATGCGTCTGTCCGGCGGCTGAAGGGGGACGGCAGGCCGGTTATTGGCTGTGCGGACCGTGTTGAGGTGCTGGCTGCGCTGCGGTATGTTGATGCCGTCGTTGTCTTTGACGATGATACGCCGGAGGAGTTGATACGTGCCCTGAAGCCGGATATACTGGTAAAGGGAGCCGATTGGTGTGGACAGAAGATTGCAGGAGCGTCATTTCTGGAGACGTATGGTGGCAAGGTGTTTTTCTGTCCGGTGACTGCGGGCGTGAGCACCACCGCCATCATCCAGCGGATACGACATGGGAACGGCAATAAAACTCAACCCTGCGCAGGATGAGTTCATCTACTGGGACGAGGAACATCCCGAATGCCGCTATCTGGCATTCATGGGTGGTGTCGGCAAGGGCGCAACGACAGCTGCCTGCATCAAGGCGGTGATGCTGGCGCAGAAGTATCCGAACAACGTCGGGCTTATCGGCAGGAAGACCTTCCCACTCCTGCGTGATACCGTCCTGAAGGTGTTCCACCGGCTGTTCCCACCCGATGCTTCCCCGGGAATGCGGTGGCGTGGCGGGGATGATATGAAGTACCAGTTCGACAACGGCAGCGAGATACTGTTCCGCCACCTTGACGAGTACAAGGAAGGCGTTGAGTTGGGCTTCGCATACGTTGACCAAGCCGAAGAACTGCCGGAGGACATCTTCTGGATGCTGGACAGGCGGGTGCGCCTTCCGAGCGCAGGGCACAGGGTGATTTTCCTGACGGGTAACCCCGCCGGACACGACTGGATATGGCGGCTGTTCAAGGCGAACAATGACCCCCGCTTCCATCTGGTTGAGGCGGCGACGGATGTGAACGCTGCGAACCTGACGCCGGATTACCTGAAGTCGCTGGAACAGATGCCAGAGAAGTGGCGCAAGCGGTACGTCTACGGCTCATGGGACGATTTCGGGGGACAGGTCTATCCGTTCTCCACGCAGATACACCTCATTCCCAGCATCATGATACCCAGAGAGTGGCCGCAGATTGCGGCGATAGACACGGCTGTCAGTGGCTTTACGGCTGCGCTGTTCATGGCTGTGACGCCAACGGGAGACCGTATCGTCTTTGAGGAGTACAAGCGGGAAGGCGGCACAGTCAAGGAACACGCCGCTGCCCTGAAACTGCTGGCGGCGAAGTACCGCATCCTCTACTGGCTGATTGACCCTGCGGCTGCAGCACGAACACAACAGCGGGGTGGACGCATCTTCTCGCTGAAGGATGAGTACGCCACAGAGGGCATCTACACCCGCTGCGCAAATAATGACGTCGAGGTCGGCATCAACAAGGTGCTGACCCTGATGGCGGTTGACCCGACCCACACGCACCCGCTGACGCAGAAGACAGGCGCACCCCGACTGTTTGTTTGCGAACACCTTCGGGAGACGATGAACGAGTTCGCCCAGTACTCATGGAAGCAACTCCGTCCGGGATCCGAGCAGCGGTCTGTTCCCCGCAAGGTCAATGACCACCTGATGGACTGTCTCCGGTACCTTGCGATGGAGACGCCGCACATTGCTCTTTCTGGTTCGCCAAAGATACGCCAGCGCAACCCGTACACTGAACCGGTGAGGTTATGATGGACGAAAAGGACATTGTCAAGTACGTCGTGGACTGCCGCAAGGAAGCGGAAGATGCGCGGGCGGACATTGAACGCCAGTGGTCTGCCGCGTGGGACGCCTACAACTGCAAGCAGGATTACAGCGAGAAGCGGGAGTGGCAGGCGCGGGTGTTCATCCCGAAAGCGTTCACCCACGTTGAGCAGGCGACGGCGGCAATCAAGCGTGCGCTGATGTACCACCCGAACATGGCGTTCTTCTCGGTTGAGCCGGTCTTACAGGCGGAGATGGAGAGGGCGAAACTGGTGGAGAAGTTGCTGCGGTTCTGGTTTCACCGAAGCCATTTCGTTGACCGGTTCGTGGACGCCTGCCGCATTGCCTTCATCACGGGCTACGGGGCACTGAAACTGCACTGGGAAGTGCGCACCGAACAGGCGATTGAGCGGCAGGAGGTCGAGGGAAAGCCGCTGGTAGGCGCGGCACGCCGCGCTTCCGGTGAGTTCGTGGTATCGGTTGTTGACCCCTTCAACATGTTCCTTGACCCGATGCCACCTGCCGAAGGTGCTGAACGATACCGCATTGAACGGTACTGGACTGACCTGTCTGCGGTGCGGGAGATGGGCGATGCGGGCGTCTACCAGAACACGGACGACGTCGTTTCTGACTATGATGACGCATCCTACGCCAAGCAGATGCAACGGCTCGGACTGAAAACGGATACTGGCACACGCAAGAAGTGTCTCATCTACGAGTTCTGGGGCAACGTCTATGACAAAGACGGCACGCTGGTTGAGGAAAACCGGCTCATCACCGTTGCCAACGAGCGGCATCTCCTGCGGGATGTGCCCAACCCGTTCCTGCACGGAAGACCGCCGTACATTGACATCTGCCCGAAACCGTTCCCCGGCAGGCGGTACGGAACGAGTTTGATTGTGCCGGGGCTGAAACTCCAGTGGGCGATGAACAACCTCGCCAACATGGTCATTGACGCCATGAACTACGCCGTGCTGAAAATCTACGAACTGGACATCAGCCGCATCCAGAACCCCGAAGACCTGCAGTACCTCGAACCCGGAGACATCATCAAAGTCATGGGCGGGGCAACCCCTGCGTTGCGACCGCTGTTCACAGGCGAGAACAGTGGCATCCAGTTGGCGATGGCACTGTTTGCGGCATTGGAGCGTGAGTTTGAGGAGGTGACCGGCGTCACGGAGTTCTTCAAGGGCGCACCCACCAGCAAGGGCAGGCCGACAGCCCGTGAGGTTGCCCTGAAGACCGCACAGGCGCAGGGCGTGTTTGACAACATCGCGCGGGAACTGGAAGCCCGTGCGCTTGTTCCTGCGCTGGAGCGGTCGTATCAGACCATCCTGCAGTTCATGGACGACTTCTCCTCGCCAGCGATGGCGGAGATACTTGGTGATGATGCCCAGCGGCTTGCCCTGATGGATGCGGACGCGCGGCGTGCCTACATCTTCGGCAACTACCGGTTTACGGCCGCCGGCATCAGCATCGTCTTGAGCCGCGAGGAGATGATGGAAAAACTGACAACGCTGCTGACCCTGATTGCCAAAGACCCGATGCTCATCCAGATACCACGCATCCGGCTGACGCTCCTGGAGAAGATTATCCAGACGCTCAATATCGGCAAACTGCGGGACTTCATCCCTGAAGAGGTCATCCAGCAGATGTCCGGTTCGCCGCAGGCCGGCCAGCCACTGCCACAGGGCCAGCAGGCGGCATCGTCACAGGCAATGCTTGCTAAACTCTTACGGGGAGGGTAAAATGCCATTGAAGAGGGGTAGGAGCAGGAAGGTCATCAGCCAGAACATCGCAGAGTTGGTGAGCACATTCAAGGAGACCGGCAAGATCGGAAACACGCGGCCGGAGAGCATCACGGAGGCGCAGCGGATTGCTGCCGCCATCGCATACAAGAAGGCGGGGCGCTCACGGAAGAAACAGCCGCTGCGCACACGGGCGCAGGCGGCATACCTGCGTGAAAGGAAGGCGCTGTGATGTTTCCGACACGGGCGCAACGGGCACGGGACACGATGCGCATCGCTGCGCTCGTGAAGGATGTTCTTGAGCATCGGGGGTGGAAAGATGTCATCCATCCCATGCTGGTCAAGTGGCGTGAACTGTGCCATTCGCAGGCAGAGACCGAGACCGACAGGCAGAAGCGTGATGAGTGCGTGCTACAGGCCGCAGCAATATCCCGCCTCCTGCGGTTCCTCGAAGTCGTCCTTGCGGATGGCAAGCGGGCCGAGGAAGAGTTCCGTCGGCTCATAGGTGTCTCTCCACAACCGTCTCGTCCCGACGATACAGGGATGTAAGGGAGGGCGAAATGGCAGAGAGCGAAAAGGATGTCCAGCAGGAGTCGCTCACCGCTGGGAACGAGGAAGGAGCACAGGAACAGCAGGAGCAGAACACAGACACGTTGGCACAGACGCTGGATGCGGCGACAGGCGAGCAGCAGGCGCAGCAGGAGCAGGATGCAGAGGGCGCAGGTCAGCAGCCGGGTCCTATTCCGTATGAACGCTTCAAGGAGGTCATTGAGCAGAAGCGTCAGGCGGAAGAGAAGGCACGGCTTTTTGAGCAGCAGATGCAGATGATGCTGGCACTGCGCCAGCAGGCCACACCGCCCCCTGCGCAGGAACCAACACTGCCCGAAATCCCGACCGCAGAAGACGTCCAGCGGTTTGTCCAGATGCGGGAGCAGCGGTTGTTGCAGGTTGTCCAGCAGCAGCAACTGGCACAGCAGCAACTGGAACGGTATCGTCAGGAGAACCCTGACCTTGCCGACAAACTCCATCTGGTGGATGCCAACGTGCGGCGGCTCCTTGCGGAAAAGCCCTTCCTCGCACAGATGCCTGCTGTCCTTGTCAAAGAGGCAACGGACATGACACGGGCAGAGTTGAAACGCATCAGGGAACAGGCGGCAGAGGAAGCACGCAAGGAACTCGCAAGAGCACGGGCGGCATCGCTCGGTTCAAAAGCGGAAACGGGCATCGCCGCTCCAGCACCCAAGAAGCCAGAAGGCGATATGACGCCAGAAGAGTACCTTGCCAGCCATCCTGCCGCTCGCAACCGGTAGGAGGTAACACATGGCTCAACAGGTCTACTCGGTCAATACGCTGGGCGGATACCTGTCTGTGCCTATTCTCTCCAAAGAGATTAGGAAGGCGGCGACGCCACTGTACAGGTTCCGCCAGTTCGTGCAAATCAAGGAGGCGTGGGGCAAGAACAAGGGCGAGACCGTCCTGTATGACAAGGTGCGGACGATTTCCGCCGCAAGCAGGGGCGGGCAGTTGACAGAGACGTCCACCGTTCCACGCACGAACATCACTATCGGCCAGGGCACGCTGACCATCGCAGAGCACGGCAACGCCATCGCCTATACGGCGAAACTGTCCACGCTCGGTCAGTTGCCCATCACCGACGCAATCCGCTGGGCCCTGCAGGAGGACATGAAGGACACGCTCGACAGGGCTGCCGCTGACCAGTTCATGGACAGCAAGGTGATTTACACCTGCCTGACCTCGACCAGCGGCACGCTCACAACCAACGGCATGGCGGGCGGAACGGCAAGCTCGAACCTCAACGCCTACCACGTCAAGCAGATTGTGGACTGGATGGTCACCCACAAAATCCCGCGCTACGATGGCGAGAACTACATCGCCATTTGCTCGCGGTACATGATCCGTGGGCTCTTCGATGACAGCGGATGGTCTGACTGGATGAAGTACACGACACCGGAGAAGGCGTTCTCTGGCGAAATCGGTCGGTTCTACGGTGTCCGCTTCATCGAAGACAACAACGTCCTGTCCAACGCCGTTGGCGCATCGTCTGCCTATGGTGAGGCAGTATTCTTCGGGCGGGACGCCGTCATGGAGGCGGTGGCAAGCATGGAGGAAATCCGTGCTGACACCCCGAAGGACTTCGGTCGCGACCTCGCGCTTGGCTGGTTCTGGACAGGCGGCTTCAAGAAGATGTTTGACTACAGTTCTGACGGCGAAGAGCGCATCGTCTACGTCACCAGCGCGTAACAAAGGAGCGAACAATGGGACGAACATACTCTGACCCGACTTTCGGGGCGAACCACGTTGTCGGTCTCGGCAAGATTGGCAGCAATGCCACCGCTGGGACTGCGCTGGCGCGGTTTGCGACGTACATGACCGGCAAGGTCACGGAAGTGTTTGCGGTGGTTCATGCGGTCGGTACGGCGACCAACGCCGGATGGACGATCAAACTGGGGACGACCAGCATTGGTGCCTTGACGGCTGGCAAGTCTGAAGCCGGCTCCATCGTGGCGGCATCGCTGACGGACACGGATGTGACGCCAACCGACGTGCTGAACCTGCACAACGTGACCAGCGACACCAGCCTTGAGGCGTTCATCTACGTGGTCTATCAGGAGGCGTTCTCCTGATAGGTGAACAGGCGGCGGGGGCGGGTCAGTCGCCAA